TCAGTCGAGTGGTATCGATAACCTTATCCCTATCCTAGTCTTACTCCCCTTCCGGTCGGCGTCGTAGCTTACCACCGGGCCGACGTAGCCGGTTGCGCCAAATACTTGCACCCGCGTCATATAGGCCACATCGGCGGCGTTCCTGTAGACGGTCACTTCCAGCAGGTGTTTAGGATAAGGCTTGATATTGTAGACATTCAAGTTGACCGGCTGATCGGCGGCCGGCTTCTCTGGAGGCTTGTCCGGTCTTGCGGGGTCCGTGACGATCTGCGCCTGCGCCCCCGCCTGTTTACGGCTATCGGCCAGCGCCTGCTCCATCCCCGCGCCGGTGGACTGGATAACCTGATCGGGCGGCCGTGTCGCCGCATCTTTGATGGCCTGGGCGGCCTCCTGGGCCTGTCCGGGCGTGATATGCACCCCGGCGTTCTCGGCGGCCTCCCGGACGCCCTGCGTCGTCTCGGCCTGTTGCTGGGATTCATAAGTCACCGGCTGGGGCTGGTGCCAGTGGTTGTATGCCCAGACGGCGGCGGCAATGAGGACGGCAAAGAGAATGACAGCCAGGATTACCCGGCCGCCGTACCTGTTCTTTACAGCCTCCCATCCGCGGGCGATGTCGTCCGTGTCGCGGGCCATCTTACGCCACCCCCATAGCCTCGGCCACTTGCTGCCGAATCAGCGGCAAACAATCATACATGGACTGGCCGGGGCACTCGGTCGCCGTCCAGTCGCGATGGCCGCTGACGACGTCCTTGCCGTTCCATAAAAGGCCCAGCGGATTCAGGCAGTATTTCTCGCAATCGTCGGCCAGCGACAGCACAATTGCCTGAAGTTGCGCCTCGTTCGGCGTCTGCGCGGTAAAGCATCCGCAGACATGATAACCGAGCGTAAAGCGGTTCGCTCCCGGAGCGTGCGCGCCCTGCGCCCACTCGGGCCGGCCGCGTTCAACCGTGCCGTCCTTGCGGAATACCTTGTGGTAGCCGATGCCCGACCAGCCATTAACGAGGTGCATTTTATGAATATCGGCGGCTGACAGGTCAATGTCGTCCGCACCGGTATGGTGAATGACGATGCCATCCACCGACGATAGCTGGCCCAGTTCGCCGAAGCTGAGGCCAGTTTCGATTATTTCAATTCGCATTAAGCTCCCTCCCCTGGATTCTCGCTCCGAGCGGGCGGCTGTTGCTCTTGGTGAAGATCAGGGATGCCGGCCACGTCCTGGAGTTTGCGCACACAGGCAACCTCGATAACGATAATCCACCGCAGAATTACCGGCGGAATGAAAAATCGCCGCCAACCGAGGATTTGCTGAAACTCACCCACGAGCCTGTTCCGGTTGGCCGGGTTTTCGAGCGCGTCGCAGGCCCGGTCGATCTCATAAACCATTTTATGCAGCCGGTCGCGCAGCGGCCCATCCGGCAGGCTGCCATGAAACCGGACGTAAGCCACCAGGACAACAAGAACAAGGACGTTGACGGCGGCCAAAAGAATGAGCAGCGCCCATGCCAGGTGCTGCTCAAACCAAGTAAGAATACCGAATATCAACTCCATGACTGCCCTCCCCCTTAGTTATTCCGATTCTTCCAGGTGCGCCAAATTTTCAGCCCAAGGTAGAGGATGCCGAGAAAGGCATAGACGATTGTCACGATACATTGCCAGTCCTGCAGGGTAAATAACCCGAATTTTTCCCCGGCTGTCAGGACTACCGGCGGCGACATCTTCGCCAGTTCAACGCTGATCTTGTCCTCTCCCATCTTCCTCCCCCCTCTCCTGTCCTACGCCCACTGTACGCGCCTCCCCTCGTCATGGTATAATATGGTTAGAGGTGATAGCCTTGCAGGAGCTAAAAAACGCGGCGCTTTTCTACACCGTCGGCCTGCCTCTGGTAATCATCCTGATATTCGTCTGGGGTGCCGTAACCGAGATCGCCGGTTACATCGCCATGGCTTTGCTGGTTATTTACCCATTGCAGTGTCTTTACCGAAAGTTAAGGGAGAAGGCGAGGGCATAAGCCCCCGCCCTTTTTTATTTTCCCAGCACCTTTCGCACGGTGTTCACTTCGATGACGGTCAGCTTGTCGAGCTCCTGGCGCTTTTCCTCGGGACTCTTATTGCTGCTTAGAACCTGCCGTTCTCTTTGATGGATTAGCTGCAGCGTTTCGTTCGCCGTTCGCAGCCGGGAAAGGAGCGCCGGCTCATACCCCTCGGGCTTAACCTTTGTTTGCCTGTACTCGGCCAGTTTGGCCTCCTGCTCCCGCAGTGTGTCGTAAAACTGCTTGACGCTCTCCGGCGAGGCAAAGGGAGACGCGAAGGCCGCCCGAACCACTGGCTGCTCGAACCACCGCCGCTCCGGCCGGTCTTTGCCGGCCAGCATGTCCACGCCGCCGAGCACCACGCCGCCCAGGCCGCCGGTATACCCCCGGATGGTGTTTTCCACCTTGCGCGGGGAGGTGTCGGTAACTCTTCCAATGAACTTGGCGACCTCCGCCGTGTTCGGCCCGTATTGCAGTTTCGGAGGCAGCTTCTCCTCCCGCTTCGGGACGACGGGACGGTCAAGGAACTGCGAGTAGTTGTCGTTCCACTCGATAAGCGGCACGGCCGCGGTCGGGAGCAGGTTCGGCACCAGGCCGTCGCGGGCCGACTTCACCCACGCCTTGACGCCCGCCTTGTCGTTCTTCATGCACCAGTCGAGGAACCGTTCGGCACCGGACCCGAAGATTATGCCGGGCTCAAACGGCTTCGGGATGCGGAGGATAGGCCCGGCTTCGGCCAGTATCTGCTCCCGGCTCTTGCCGGACTTCAGCAGGCGGTCGAATTCCTCGCGGGTGAGCTTCCGGCCGGTGGGGATGCACCAAAAGAGATCGCGCTGATATGCCGGCAACTCCTGGTAGCGCACATCGTCGTGCGCGTACAGCCACAGCAGAACCGAGGGCGCCGTGATAAACATGGCTATCCGCCCGGACGTGCCGAGCGGGTCTTCCCTGAACGCCCTGGCCATACGGTCTACACCCTGCACTCCGGCGTTGAAGAAGGCGGTTATCCGGTTGTAGCCTCTCCCCAAGGAGCCGGCCCGGCTGAAGTCGATGGTGACGTCCTTGGCGGCCAGCGTGGCTTCGAGGATTGAACCGCCTTTCTCCCGAACCTTGGCGAACTCCGCCAGCCTGGTCGCCGATTCGCCGAGGTCGTTCACCGCCCGGAGAATTTCGAGCGGGTTCAGGTTCGGCTTGTTTTTGACGAACCTCTCAATCTCCCTCACCATAGTCTGCCGGTCAACCGCGGTAAGCGTCGAGCGCATCGCGCCGGAGGCTTTGTACTCCAGATACGCCTGCTCGTCGCCGATGACCTTTGCCAGTCCACGGATGGTGTCGTAGCCGGGGACGAAGCCGGCCTTGGAGTATATCGCGGCCGAAAAAGCGTCGCGGGAGAGGTTCTTGATCATGAACTCGGGCGAGAGCGTAGCCCCGGCGCGGAGCCAGCCGGCAGGCGCCGACAGCAGCTTCGTGATGAAGCTTGCGCCCTCCTCGTTCAAACTCATAATCGCCCGGTAGACTTCCGGCGTCGTCTGGAAGGCTTTTCGCTCGCCGCCCACCCAGACGGTGAAGATGCTCTTGTTGGCGTCGCCGGCTCCAGTCACCGCTTCGACGAACTGACCGGAACCTTGCTTTTCCGCCAGTTTGGCGAATGCCTGGCCGACGCGGTTGCGCTCTATGAGATTGAGCGTGACGTACGTGTTGCGGATCATGGATTCCAGGGGGCTTACGACCGCCCGCGTGGAGCCCCCCTCACTCAGCGACTTGATGACCTTGCGCACGTTGCCGAAGCCCCTGCCGGCGCCGAACAGTCCGCCGCCGGCCGCTTCGTCGGAGAAATCCCGCGCCATCGCGGCGTAATTTTGGTACTTGGTCTTCAGTTCATTATACAGTTGCCGGCTGACCAGTCCGCCGTCCACGGCTATTCTGAGCAGGTTGTCGCCGTAGTCGTAAAAATCCTTGGCGATGGCCGCGAACTGTTTGGGCGCGTTCAGCACCATCGCCGCGGCGTCCTGTGGCGACATCGGGCCTTTGTATTTCGGCTTGGCCTTTTGAATCTCGATCTGTCTGCGGGCGACGATGTAGGTGTCGAACGCTTCCCGCCAGTCGGCGAAGTTGCCGCGTTTCAGGTAGTCCGGGTGCGTCTTGTCCAGCTCCTTGCCCGCTTCGTTCAGCTTGTCGATGATGGACCGCATGGTAACGTCGTGCGACAGGATACCGTTATAGAACTTATTGAGCGTCTGTCTGATGAGGCCGGGCTTCGCGCCCTCCACAAGGAGCTCCGCCCTTGCGGTTGCGCCGGTGTGCGCTACCCTAGCCAGTTTGTAAGGGTCACTCTCGGCAGCCACACTTTCGCCCATCGCCTGCTCGTATTTCTTGACGAAATCAGCCAGACCGACCTTGGCGTCCACCAGTTTTTCGTACACGCCCAGCCATGTGCTTTTCGCCCTTTCGAGCATCGACGGTTTCGGCTCCTCGTTGCCGAACGACACGCCGGACCGCGCCCTGGCCTCCGGCGCCTGACCATACCACCGGCCGACCATGCCGTTCAGGCGGTCGAGGCCGGCGCGTATCTCCGGGTTCTTTTCCAGCACGCCCTCGAAATAGCGGGAGAAGATCGGCGCCTTGGCCTCCGCAGCCGCCTTGTCGGTGATGTACTCGCGGAGAAATTCGGCGACGCCTTCCTTGCGGACCTGTACCTTGGTGTACGACTTCCGGGAAGTCCGCGCCCCCAGCGCCTGCAGTTCGGCGTCCATCAGCCGCTCCGCCTTCGGGAGAAGCTTTTCGGCCGCGTACGCCCCGTCGCTCAGTTTCAGCTTCGTTTCGTCGAGGAAATGGCCGACTTCGTGGGCGACCGTCTGCAGATCGCCGTAATCCCTCAGTCGGATGGCCTCTGTCCGGGTATTGAACCACCCGAGAACCCGCCGGCGATTTATGCGCCCGGTCCACACTTTGGTGAAAATGTCTTCGACGGCGTCGAGAACATGCTTTCGCAGAATGGGCTCGATGGGTCTGCCGGCCGGCCGACTAACAGCGGAAGCGGGCGCGGCCATGGGGCGAATGTCGCTCTTGACTGTCGCCGCGGCGTCAATTATATTGGAAGTGGAAGGAGCTAATTGCTCTTTCCTGGAAGTCTCCGCAACCTCGGCCGGACTGTTGTAGGAAGTCCTTCCGAGCGTAGGTCCAGCCGGGCTATTCACCGCTGGATTCACCGGAGGCTTTTTATTGTTTGTCTTTTCAAAGCCTGTCAGAAGCCAGTTTCTTTTATTCCCGTCCCACGTAAGCCGGATGACAGCGCGATACCCGTCGTGATCGAACCAAACACGTTCACCGCCTTTTGCGTCTATCATTCTGGCGGTGCCGTTGGCGATCACTTCGGGTATTTTATTTAGCGTGTTTATGCCGTGTTTAGCTATAATGTGGGAAATACCGTACCCGTCGAGAAATGCTTTTGGGGGTGTTCCGGGTTCGCCCCAGATAAAGTCGATTTTGCCTATTTCCGGGCGCTCCATGGCATCAACGACATCGGTTTGCTTTTCGATAACATAGCGGACGGCCTGGCGGCCACGCTCTACGTTGACCTCGATTTCCGGTAAGGTCATCCCCCTTACTTCCGTCTCCGTCTTAGCCATCGCGGCCCTGCGAAGCTGCGCGGCCACCTGGGGGCTGCCCATCCGCTCGAACAGGTCGGCGGCGGTGGCAAAGTCCTCGTTGGCCAGCGCCTCACTGGCGAGCTCCTGAAGGCGGGCGGCGGCTGGTTCGGCCTCACGCATGGCTTTCCCGCGCGTTTCTTGCCTCGCGCCTGCCACATTCCCGCGCTCGCCAAGGCCGCCGATATGCACGTGCCCGCCGGTGGCCCCTTCACTGGGACTGGCGTACTCGTCCAAAACCTCAATGAAGCCGTGTTCCTTGGCGAGCTCCATGAGGCGGGCGCGCTTGGCCGGATCGGCCTCCAGGCCGGCGGATGCGAAATCGACTGCCGCACCGGCTTTGTGGTAGCTCGTCGCGCTCCCGTACTCGGCGTCGGCCGGCCGCATGGCGTCGGTGATCGTCAGGGGATCGTCGGGAAACTCGCGGTTGTAGTCGCGGATGAGGGCACGGACGCGGTTCTGCGTTTCAGCGTTAAGGCCGCCGAAGTCCACGCCTTCCTTGACGGTGAAGGCGGGGGCTTTCTCAGCGGGCTCCAAATCCTTGAGGAAACTGTCGAGCCCCCTTTCGGCCCTTGCCTCAATCCCCTCTTTTATCTCCCTGACTTTGCCCCTCAGTCCCTTGTACCCGGCCCGCCCGATAAGCATAGCCGGCACGAGTTCGGTGGCGGTGGTCAGAGGTTCCTCGTAAAACCGTTGCCCGAATTCCCTCGGGTTCTCGATGGCTTTGGCGACGGTATTGTAGCCGGTGAATTCCTTGACGACCTCCAGCGGTCCTTTCTCCTTGGCGATCTGCGCGGCGTCGCTGACGAGGAACGGCGCGGCAACCGCGGGAGCGACGAAACCGACCGTATATGCGGCCGGCTTTATCGTTTCGTTCGTGAAGTTCTCCACCGCCCGGCGGTTGTACTCGATGGCCGCCTGGTCTTCCGGCGTCAGGCCAGCTCCGCCCGGCATTTCGGCGCTGCTCATGGATACGGGATACTGCTTCGCCGCCCGGAGGACTTCCGCCCCGCCGGCCTGCGCCCCCTGCCACCACTGTCCGAGCTTGTTGCGCAGATCTTTTGCGACGTTGACCATGAATCCAGGCTGTACGGTCGTGTCTGTCGGCAGTTCGCCGACGGCCGGGGTGACTTCCTGGCGCTCGATTGAATTCACCGCCGGGAAAAACTCCTTGGCGAAACTGTCGAGCCCGCGCCCGGTATGCCGCATGTTTGAAGTTTGCGCCAGAAAATCGTCCAGCCCAGCCATTTTCCCACTCCTTTACGGAATCCATGTCAACGCGATATCCGGGTCGATGCCTCTCTGCCGCAGTGCGTCGGCGTTAGCCTTGATCCATTGGCGGGCAAAGTCCGGCCCCTTCGTCTCGATGTCGTAGTTCAGTTCCTCGGCGAACCGTTTCATTATCGGGCTCATGCCCTCGCCTGCCGGCTGCCGGCCGCCCGCCTGGTAGGGCATCACTCCGGACAGGTACGCTTGGGCTCTTTGCGCGGCCTCGTAAGTTGGGAGTTGCGTCTCGTCGGCGTCGGGATCGAGTTTGAGCGCGGCCTGATAAGCCTTGTTGTGGGCGGCAATGTCCCTGTTTGCCTGGGCGATCTGCACTTTATCGTAACCGCCGGCCTGCGATTTCCCGATGGGACCGAGGTTGCGCTTCTCGCCGGTCTGTGGGTTGATCTGCCAGACGCTCCCGTCGTTGTCGGTTGTGTAGTGGTAATTGATTGCCGCCGGTTTTTCGTAGACCGTTTTCCCGGTGTTTTTGTTGTAGATTACGCCGCCGGTGCCGGCATACGAATCCTGAGGGAACATCAGCTTCAAAACGTCCGGTTTCGCATACGTACTGGCGTCGAATATCCTGCGTTGTTCAGGGGAGAGTGAAGCCCTGTATGCCTCCATCGCTGCCCGTTGCTGCGCATCCTTGAACCGCGCCTCCTTCTGCTGCTCCACCTGCAGCAAATAAGGGAACATCTGCATGAATACCTCGCCAGGCAGCTTTTGTACGCTCGTCGCCCGCTGTCTGGCGGAATCGAGGGCTGCCACTATCGGCTGGCGCCCCGCCTCCAGCATACCACCGAGCCTTTGCATGGCGGCCTGCGCCTCGGGGGCCTCTGTGCCGCCGAGAAGGGCTTCGGCCAGCGTCGAACTGTTCGCGTCGATAGCGGCGGCGGCATCGCGGGAGAAGGCGTCGGCCCGCTCTTGGTAAGGGAAAAGAATCATTTCAGGGTACATAGATTGCAGGGCCTTACCCATCTGTTCCCGTTGCGCCCTCTCCCCTTCTTCCCTCTCCTTTTCCCAACGGCGCCGCAAGCCCAGTTCATACGCACGCGCAAAGGCGTCGTCGAATTTCATAGTGCCACCTCTTATTTGCCCCAGGTGGACGCCCACCCGCCGGCCAGCGAACCCATGATGCCCCCCAGACCGCTTTCCTCGGTCGTCGTGGTCGTCGTCGGATTTTTGCCGGTGGCCAGGTAGTACAGGTACTGACTGATGGCGTTATTCTGCAAGCCCTGCTCGGCCAGCCACTTCTCGTATTCCGCCTGGGCCGCCGCCTGTTCGACCTGATACTGGACGTTGCCGCCCTGGAGGGCCGCCTGCGCCGCGCTCTGCTGCTGCTGGCCGGCCTGGAGCATATTGGACACGCCCTGCTGATAGGCGGTGTTGAAAAGGCTTGCCAATGCGCCGGATTCGGCTTCGGCGAGGTCTTTCTGCGCGTCCTCCAGTGCGTTGAAACGCCCGCTGCCCGACCAAAACCCGGTCTTGTTGGCCGCGGTGTTGATCTGGTCGCCGATATTTCCCCACGTTTCGGCCGTCTGCTTTTTGATCTGCTCGGCCATGCCCTGGACGTAAGGGTTTTTTGTAGGGTCGATGTAGTCTCCCCTGGCATACGCGGCCAGCGTGGGGTTGTCGGTATACCCGGCCAGCTTGCCAATCATCGCCTGCTGCGTCGGGTTCAGACCCGCCGAGACTTTGCCGGAGTAGGTTATCGGCTGTGTGGCGCGGCTGTAGACGAAGGGCTTAAATTCTTCGTACCACTGCTTGTACAGGCCGGAAAACGGCTCAACCGTTTGGGTCGTTGTCGATTCGCTCCCGAAAATATCATCCACCTAAATCACCTCTTTCCTCATCAGCGTAGCCACCGGCTTGTACCCGCGAAAAAGCCGGCCCATTATTTCCGGCCGGTCGGTGAGAAACTTGATGCATTTTATCCCGTTCGCCCTGGCATACTCTTCAAGCATGGCGTTTATTGGCGCAAATTTCCGTCCAGGAGCCGCGTAAGCGAAGAGGCAATGGAATTCATCCAGCACCCATGAAAAAACGACGAAACCGTCTTCTGTGGCGATGACGTGATTCTTGCCGGCGATGAAGGCGATTTCCTCGGGCGTGTGTTTTGCTTTCGACCGGCGGCAGTAATCGCCCAACATTTCCTCAAAAGTCATGGCTCAATCCTTCATAATAAAGCACAAAGCGTAATACAGCGGCCGATTTTCGTGACTCTGGCCGCCGCCGCTGTAGTTGGATACGGTGTTCGTTGTCCAGCTACCGCTTTGAGCGCCGCCCGCTACCGCTCCGTTGTACGTTGCTCCGGCCATATTTATGGCCGCGTTCGTGTGGTTATGGCTCGGCATTTCGGCAATGGTCAACGTATGTTTATCCTGGCCGCCCGTTGCGCCGGGAGCGTAATATCCCGTTCCCGCTCCGTCATTACCCGGCGTATAACTGCCGCCGTCCTGGCCGGCGCCAACAATAAACCTGTTGCGAAGGTCCGGTGTGCCGTTCTGGCCGTCGCACAAATACCAACCCGCCGGGATACTCGCAATCGAGCCTGACCACATAATAATCCCACCGGCGGGAATCTGCGAGGTGTGGGTATGATCGCCAGCCGCCGCCCCTATCGCCGCTGGCGTCAGTTCGTCGCTCCCCCCAGTGGCGTGGGTCGAGGCGTGGGCTTTAATACCAGATGGAGCAACATATCCATTCACCCAGTCGATAAGAGCCCGGATACGGTTGCCCATTTCGATAAGCCACTTCCAAAGGCTGTTCGGTACTTCCGGGCCTACATTCGGAGTCGGCGGAAGTTGATTGATCGGCACTATACGTCACCCCTCAGCTCGTAGTAGAGAACGTACCCGGTCAGGCGGAACGGCTCGTCCTTGTTGACCGTGCCCAGCCTGACGCACAGATACCGGGCCGATATATCCACATCGACCCATGGCGGGTATGTCCTGTCGAGACTCATATTGTACGGGCCATACCACGTTACCGGCTCGTCCACGTTGGCCGCCGCCCCGACGTGGACTGCCAGATTATACGGCCCCTCCCGGGAAATCATGAACTGAATCCTGAGAAGCCGCTTGATTTTGTCCGGCGCGTCCATGTCAAAGAGCTTCGAGGTGAGGAAGCCTTCGATGGCCGCACCGTTGAAGCTGTTGCCTTCGAGCACGAAAATGTTGCCGTTGGCGTCACCGCTAAGATTTATCGGCGCATTGGCGAGGTTTATGCTGCTATCCCAGTCGGTATCGTCGTTGTCCCAGGTTTCCTCGTCCTCGTCCCACGTGCCCTCTTCTTTGCGGTTATAGTAACCGAACGCCGTCATAGGAAGATCCCGGATCGACCACGCCTTAGTGTCGGTATTGTAGGAAATCGCCTTGTCGGGATATCCGTCGGGGCTGGTGGTACTGACAAAGGCAAACAGCAGTTCCGGTATCTCTTCGATGAAAAAACCCGTGATAAGCTCGTACTTATCCGGGTCGAGGATTCTAAAGAACTCTCTTGCGATGTCGTCGCCGGCTATCGCGGGATCGCGGCCGTTGAAAGAATATATGTTGTCGTTGCCGACGAATATGTGCTCATCGCCGAGATCGACGAACGCTTTCGACGACAGCGCCCCTGTGCCGATGATGGCAGGCCACTTGTTCCAGACGAAATTCCCGCCGACGTAGTTTATGAGCTGGATGGCTCTCTCTTTGTAGACGACGACATAGTCGCCGAGAGGCCGCATGGCCTGCACCCAGGAAACGTCATCGGTCAAGTCGCCATACCCGGCCTGCTGGTAGTTGATGTTGTTCTCGATGTTCTTCCATCGGGTTATATCGCCCAGGCAGCTCCACCGGATTCTTTGCGGCCTTTGGTTGCCGTCCTCGGTAGTCCCCCCCAGAATGAGGAAGTTCTTGAAGTAAAAGAGCGTCCGGCATTTGACGTTCGTCACGCCTTCGTCCGTGCCGTGCGAACCCGCCACAGTCCACGTGACGGTGCTGTCAGACGCATTCCCCTCGTCCGGCCACGTCGGTTCAGCACTACCGGAAGTCCCGGCGGCAGTACAGCGGTAAATCAATCCGTTGTCCGCGGTCGGGCGGCAGTAGTCGCCCACGGAATACGCGGTCGAAGCCTGCCACGCGGAAGGCGACCACAGGCCGGGAAGGTTCTCGATGGTCGCCATCTGCCCGTCCCAGTATTTCACGTTGTCCACTCCATTGGTGAAAACGAAGTAATTTCGCGCGTTCTCGGTCACGACGGCTTTGTCAATCGTTCCGGTAAGCGGCGTTCCCGTGATGTCGCGGAAGACGTTGTTCTCGAGGTCGTAACAGTAACAATGGGTAGTGGTGACGGCCATCAGGTATTCGTCGCCGTTATATTTGTAGTAGTTGTCCACGGCCATGAGTATGCCGGATAGTTTGTTAACCCCCACCATCGTCCATTCGACCGTACCGTCGTTCACCGTGCCGCTCTCCGGCCAGGAAGGCTCGGTTTCTCCGCTCGTTCCCTCGGTGGTGCATTTGTATACTATCCCGGTAGGAGTTGTGGGAACGACATAAGCACCCGCTTCGTAGGACGTTTCAGCCTGCCACGAATCGGGGAAATTAAAAAAAGGCTTGTAACCCTTGCACTTTTCCACGTACCCCGCGCCAAAGCGGACATTGTTGCCGTCAGTCCATGCCCGGTTATCGACGAGAAACGAGGGGATGTTTTTATTTATTCCTTTATCAGGGGCGAGAATAGACAGTCTTTCCATGGCGTTACCCCCGTTAAATGGAAAATGCCAAGGCTTTTATACACCAAACGACGGACACGTTTTTCGGCCTGGTTTCGTCACCCGTGGTTGTTGATACGTGAACAGCGGTAGGATAAACCCCCTTGCCGCCGACAAATCTGTGTCCGGGGTATCCCCCGCGTCGTCGGCAGGGTCATATTGGACACTAAATTCATGGTTGTGCGCTTGAATATCCTGATCTTGAAAACTGCCCAATGTTCTTCCTTCGTCATACCCCTTGCTGTTGTCATTGCCCCGCAGGAACACGCCCCGATAGTCGGGGATGTTGAAGGTTGTCGAACCGTCCCCTGTCCCGTAGGTGGTCCCGATCAAGGCAAACAAATCGGCATAGGTGGTGCGGCTTATCGCATCTCCGTTGCACTCAAGATAATTCGCCGGGACAGTAGCGGCAGGAAACGCGAAGACGGCGCCGACGGGCACGCCGTCGCTGTGTGTATGGTTCGGGCCAGCGCTTCGCTGTTTCCACGTCGTAGTCGCAAGGTCGTAGTATTCCTCGTATCCCAGGTCGGTGTTGTATCCGCTCACCCGGTCAACCAGATTCGCGCCCGTGGGCCGCGTGGCAGTAGTCCATACGGCGGTGCGAAGCGCGGGGAGAGTTCCTGCCGCGCTGTAATTTGAAACGGCGGCGAGAGCATCAACGGTATTCTGTTTGGCCTCTCTTATGCGGTCGTCGCCGAATTTTTTCTTTTCGTTTCCGGATGGGATTGACGGGTCTATATTAGGCCATGCCACGATGACACACTCCTTTCAAAATGGGTTGGGGGCCGAGTTATCTTATTAGCAACTCCCTTGGTATTCTCTTTGCTTTTGACGCTGAGCCAGCAAAAATATTACTAGGAACCTCTATAAACCTTTCTTCTGTCGGTATCCACGCCAAGAATATGTCTACATTGGTATAACGCCATTCCTTAACATCGTGGCTGCCACCCGAAAGATTGATGCTCCAACTATGAGGGATATTCTTATCTTTTAATCCTGCAATTTTTACATTAACCCTAATAAACTCATTGTCTTTTTCTGCAACAAAATCATAATAATTATTTTTCACTAATGGTATTAAGATTCTATATCCTTTGTTTGAATAAAAAGAATACCCAAGAAGTTCTACAGTAACCCAATTTAACGTTGCCTTAGACATATACATTCTCCTGTCAGATAGAATCTCGGGGAGGGGATTTTGCCCCTCCCCCTCTCGTCTTAACGACGGCGTTTCATGCGCCTCACCTCCCGCGGATAATCAGCCAGGGATGCGTATGGATATAATCGAGAAGATCGTCAGTCATCGAACATCACCCCGTCTTCGTCAGGCTGAAACTGGGTTAAGTCGCCCAAGAGAACGTCCAGCGGCGGCATCAGTAGTACCCCTTGACGAACATCGGCGCACCGTGGGCCTCGTCGGCCAGGCTGCGCTCGACGTAGGTTTTCAGCACCCCCTGCGCGTCCTGCTGCCACTGAGCGAATTTGTCCGGCTCGCCCTTGTCCTTGAATATCTCGGCCGTGACGAAGTAAATCAGGATTTCTGGTATCTCCACGGTCAGGATGTCGCTGGCCGTATCGCTGTCGGCGAGGTCGGACGGCCACACTTCGGCCAGGACGTTGATTGTCGTCCCGGCGGCCGGTTGCGGGAGGATAATGACCTCCAGGCCGCGCTCCAGGTAATGGAGAGGGGCGCCGGCGGCGGCAAAATCGGGGTATATCAGCCGGGCCGTGCGGTAGTCGCTTATTTTGTCCAGCAGTTCAATCCTGCCGGCCTTGCTGCTTTCGACGGCCTTGATGCTCTTTATGTCGAGCGCGGCCGGCAAGAACTTGCCGCCGGCGAGCGCCACGTTTTCGATGTACTGGTAAAAGCGCGGTATGTCGTTGTCGCGAATGATCTCTTTCCGCGCGGTATTCAGGTAAAAAAGGGCCTGCGCCCTGTCGATGTCGGCCCGGTAGGTGTTGGCGATGGCCTTGGTGATGATTGCCGCGGTGTGCATACTACTTCCCCCTTTTGAAGGAGTAGGGGCGGGATTACCCCGCCCCTATTTCAGTTAATCATCGATGCATGCCGAGAGGATTTTCCAGACGCCCCATTCCTTGCCGTTGAAGGTGGTGCGCTTCACGCCGTGGATGGTGCCGGTGCAGAAGCCGACTTTGTTGCGGTAGTCGATAAGGTCGTCTTCCTCCCAGATGGCCTCCTTGGCGATGCCTTCGATCACGGCCGCGCAGCCGAGCAGCAGGCCGTGGCCGACCTTTATTCCGCCGGCGCCAGTCGTGGTGACGCGGATGTTCTCGTGCTCGTAGATGAGCATGCCGTCGAGCGGCAGTATGACGTTGGCCCCGGCGAAAAGCGGGTTGTCGTCGTAGCTGCGGGGCGCGGCGTTCTGGAGGATGGCCTGCACTTC